TATGTGACAATTTCTATTATCAGAAACAGTTCCTAAATTTATTCTTTGAAGTACATATCTCTCAGCAGGTTCATATAATAAATAGCTATCACCATAAAACTGTTCATAATAATATTTGTCATCTTTTACTTCAAAGAAATCTCCGCTTGTATTCCATTGAGGATTATTACAATGCGTTCCTAAATTAGTAGTAGGAGCACATTCATATCTACCTGATTCTAAAACTTTAAATTGATAACCTCTAGTAAAAGATTCATTACTTCCTTCCCAAGGTTGTCCAGGCCATTCTTCGTTTCCAATATGAGTACAGCTAACTAATGCCGTCCCTGCTAAGTATTGCTCACCTTCAGAAATATAAGAATCAGTTGATTCTCTAACTGTTGTCGTTACTGCATTAACATCTTCAACACCATGAGGATCATATCCTTCCCAATCCTGTTGAAAAGCATTTCCATTATCAAGCTTGCCTCCTACTACTTGATAAGTTAAATACGTTCCAACAGACAGATCACTATTACCTGCTTTTTGAGAACTATTTCCACCATCAGCGAAACCAGCTCTCATAGGCCAACCGCCTAGTAATTTTCTTCTTTTCTTATTTGTAATTCTTGCTGCTGGTCTGTTATCTGCGTTTAATTTGCTTGGAGCACGAACTAATTCATAAGGCAGCCTAAAATAAGTCAAATTAGGCATAGGACTACTTAATCCAAAAGTTGCCTGTGTTGTTGGGTTTCTTGCACCAGAAAAATGTTTTAAATTATCAACCCTAAAAATATCAGTAGAAAAAACACCTCCATTAGTTTTAAAAGGAATATTGCTATTAGATAAATAAATCTTTTCAGCTTGATAATTTTCTATTAATAAATCACCAATGGCATAACCTTCAAAATCTGGCTCTTGTTCAATTGTTCCTAAAGAAAATAAACCAAGTATTTTTAACTGTTGAAAACGACCCAAGCTAACAAGCTGTGACCACATTAATTGTGAATTAACTCTTACTCCACCATTGGAGTTCTGATCTCTATTTGTAAAAACAAGAGGAATTAAATCGCCTAAATTTGCTAATTCTTGAACGCTGTTAAATGAAAACTGAGGAGCAAAACGCTTAAGACCTGCCATATCAGCAGTTCTTTCACCTGTCCCTTGCTTCATGCTTGGGGGTTTAGGTGTTAAAAGATATGCAACAACACTTAAGGCAACACCTACAACTATTTGACCAAAAGCAGTTAAGATAGTCTTTCCCGCTACTGTCGCAGTAAGAGGGCCAGCTTGTATGTCAGGAATTAAGTCATAAGCTTCTGGTCTTTCTTTTACCTTTGCTGCAACACCTTCTAAAAATTGAAAATATTCTTCTTCTGTTATTCCAAGGGCATTACAGAGATCGGCTTCCGTTGGAAGTAACACCCTGCGAGTGAAAGGGCTTCTAACGGACACCAAAGCACCACCTGGCTTTCTAATGTTCTTCGGTAACTCAGCCATCCTTCCTCGTAATAAGCAGCCATACCATAGGAATCATCTTCGCTATGACATAAACCAATTGTTCCTAGTTTAGGGGGTGATTCAACTCCCCACCGATTTAATTCTTCAAAAAAGATACTATAGTCTTTTCTTTTTAATCTCCGATACCAATCACGTTCTCCTTTAGGAACAGTAAAACCATAATTTGCTAATACTGTACGAACCAAAGACAGGCAATCACCAGTTCCATGCTTTACAGGATCAGACCCTAAACGATATTCAAGTCCTATTAATTCGTAAGGCTTCAAAGATTTTGTAATTGACCTGTCAAAGGAAGATGAGCACACCTTTTCTTAGTCAAAGTTTGTTGCGGAGCATTAGCACCAACAGCATCAATAGCAGAACTCAATAACAATTCAATTGATTCTGGATCGTATCTCATGCCAGCAGCTAACCAATATTCACCAGTTAATCTGCCTCCATTTTTCGCAGCAGTATCTTTATTAAAATCAGTTGTCATTAAAAAAGTTTCAACCTGTATGTAATATTTTTGTTCTACAAAATCTTTTACATAGGACATACTTAAAGGATTATTAGCGAGGATAATTGAAGCTTCTAAGTTATCCCCTGACCTATTCATTGCTGCTCCTTGATAAATAAAAGACAAGAAAGAGTGTCCGTCTACAGCAGTATGTTTTCCATTTTGGAATTGATGTTCTACTGTTCCATCTTTTTGTTTGACGGTAACAAAAGCAGTTAAGGCAACAACAGTCATTACATTCCTAACCTCGATCTAGCACTTCTACTATTCCTTAGTGTAGATAAAGTTCTATTTTCTCCAGCTTTAGCACCTTGAGATGTAGCAGTTGCAATAATTTGTCCTACAGCAGACTTAGGAACAAACTCTTCAGAGTTGAAGTTAAGAATAGGGCCACTGTAATTAACAGTTGTAGATCCTCCTGCACCACCTCCTGCATAAGACGAACCAGTGCCAGGAATTACAGCTTCACCTCTAGCACCTGCTGAATAGCGTTGCATACTTGCAGCCATCTTTGATGCAGGAATAATGTATTCGTCTTCTCCAGCCTCTCCTACAAGTCCTACGGTTGGTCTTGTAACCATTCCACCAGTAGAGAATGATCCTGCTGGAAAAGTATTTCCATACTTCAAATTATCTGCGGCAACCATCGCACTAGTTCCACCTGAAGCCACTCCTCCACTTCCGAAATTCAATCCTCCAATCCAGCTTGTTAAAGCTTTTTGTATCAATATTTGACCGATCTGTTTTAAGATTCCAGATAATGCTTCTCCTAAAGTTTTAGTTCCTTCTATTAGTCCTGTAATTGCATTAGTTAAACCACCAGCAATTATATCTTTAATTTGTTGCCATAATTGAACTTGCTCTTCTAATTGTTTTTTTGCTCTTACACCATCTTCAATTGCTTTTATTTGAACTTTATTATCTTCGTTTCTTATAATGCCTTTTTCTTTAAGAATAGCTGCTACTTCATGCTGAATACCAGCCTCTTTCGTCCCTAATTCCAATATTTCTTCTAGTTTTTTAATATCACTCTCTAATTGTAATGTTGCATTTTTAGTCAAATCTTCTTGTGTTTGACCTGTCATAATTTCTCTTGCTCTATTTTCTAATTTTGTATAAATATCATTAAATTTTTTGTCATCTCTTCTTGTTAGCTTGTCTGGCCCTAAAGCTTCTAACTCTGCTCTTAGTTTTACTAACTGGGGATCAGTATTTGATTCGTTCATCGCATACGATCTCAATTCACGCCTTTCAAGACCACTTGAAAGACCTAATATTTTATCTGCCCAATTCAATATATTTGCTAATCCAGCACTCATTCGAGTAAAGAATTTTTGAGTACTATTTAAAATTGATTGAGAACGCTCTCCAAATTCTTTTAAATCTGCTACTCCTTTTTCTCCAATAATAGATCTTAATCTTTCTTGAGCCTCATTTGCAGCAGCCATTGGCCCTTTAACTGCTTCTAATGTTTTCAAATACTGAGCCGTAGCAGTACCAGCAACTCCTAAAGATTTAGTTATTTCAGTAACGTCTAAACTAAATTTATTAAATGCTTGACCTAACTTTGCAACTGAAGCAACTGCTCTGTCAGCCACTCCACCAATTAAAGAACCACCAATACCTCCAGCAAATCCACCAAGTAAGCCACCAATAGCACCACCACCAACTGTTCCTGGTCCTCCTCCAAATAGAAGCGGGAATCCACCACCTAATACAGCTTGTCCTAATTTTGATCCACTAAATCCACTCATCATTCCTCCTTTACCTGTTCTATCGCTTTTTTCTAAATATTTTCCATTTTTCTGAATCTGTAATCCTCTGTTTTTTAAAGTTCGTTCGATACGTTGATCTATATCTAATTGCTTTCCTTTAACTTCTACTAACCTTATATTTGCCTTTTCTACTGCATTTGTAATCATCATTTGATCTCTTCTATCTCTATTGGCTCTTTCCATCAAGACCCGTGTATCTCCAGTTGGATACTCTTTGGCCATCTTGGAAGACCAAGATCCAAAACCACCTCCTAATACCGTTCCAGTAGATATTCCTCTTGCTTTTGTAGCTCTAGCAAGTCTTTCTTGTGCTCTTGCTGCTCCATTTGCTGCAAGATCTAATTTCTTAGTTGCTTCTGCTGTCATATTCAAATCTATTGAATATGGTTTTAATGGCACATTTGATATGGTTGCTGTTTGATTAGCTAATATTTTTCCTAACCCAAATGTTGCTTTTCCTAATAATTTGATAGGTTCTACAGCAAACTTATTAACTTTGTTTCCAAAAACAGTAAGTGCAACAATATAAGCTCCTAACAACTGAGGTGCTCCTGTCATTGCAGCTCCTATTCCTCCTAATATTTTTAAGAATGCACTTCCTTTAATTGTTGCTGTTGTAGCTGCACCAGCCCAATTAACAAGACCTCCACCCAATCCTTTGTATGCAGCAGCTTGAGCAGCAGTTTGTTGAACAGCGTTAACTCCTACCCCTGTAACACCTAATCCTGCAAGTCCTAATCCTCTTCCTTCAACACCACGATTAGGTCTAAATGTGTTAACAGCACTTTTTCCTATTGAACCTCCAACTTCTTTCAATCTTTGTATATTTGTTTTTTCTAAACGACCTCTTGTTGCAACTTCTTGATTAATCGCTTCTTGAAGCTTTTTCACTATTTGAAGTTGATCAATATAACCCTGCTCTGTTGTAAGCATTCTTGATTGAATACCTTCAGCTTCAGCCAATGCAGCTTTTAATCCTTCTATTCCTCCTCTACCAGCTTTTTGAATAACACCAGCAGCACCACCCATTTGTCTTTGTTCTGCAATTATGACTGCATCTAAAACTTTTTTTCTAGTTAATAATTCAGCATTTAAAGCTTGTTCAGCTTTTCTTACTTGTAATGTCTGACTAACATACCCAGAATTAATTGCTAATAATCTAGATTGAGAAGCCGATACTTGATCTAAGTTTTGTCTAAGACCTGCAAGACCTTCTTTAGCAGATAATGTTCTATTAACTTTTTCAATTGCTGCACCTAACTCTTTATATTCTTTACTTCCTAATTTGACACTATTACGAAGCCTCGTTAGCTCAGATCTATAAGCAGACAGACCTTCTACTGATTGTGCAACTGATCCACTAGCTCCTAAAACAGAAGGAATAATATCTTTGCCACCACCTCTTGAACCAAGGCTTTTTGCCCTTTGGTTCATGGCTTTTTGTTCTGATTGAAAAAGAGATAACTGTGCTCTTTCTGTTGCAACTAATGCGTTTCTCCATTTAGTTGTGTCAGCAGTTAAATTGCTAAAAAGAGTTTGTAAATTACCTAATTGACGGTTAACACTTGCAGTTGTTCCTCTAAGTTTCGATTGACTTCCTGCAACTTTTTTTAATTCAGTTTCAAATTCTTTTATTGCTTTTGCTTGGCTTCTAGCTGTTTTTGAATCAAATAATGATGGTATAGGTTTTATTCCATTAATTAATCTTTCTATTTTTTCAGTTTGTTTTTTTAATTTATCTAAATTGGTTTGACCTTTAACTCGTATATCAATAACAGCAACAGCCACGACCTAAATCCCTAATATTTCAACAGTTTACCTACTTCTGCGAACTTTTTGCATTTCTTTCTCTTGATCTTCGTTAAGAACTTGAAAATATGCACTCCAACCTAATATTTCAGCCATAGTCATTTGACGGATTTCTGTTAAAGATTTACCTAGCTCTTTCGCAATACCAAATTGCAGCATTAACAAATTATCTTTACGCAGCTCCGCACTTAGGATTTTGGGTCGATGTCATCATCCTCTGTATTAATAACCGCAAGCATCAAAATTTGAAGATCAGCATCCCTTACCTCATTCTTCAAAACATCAATTTCACCAATATTAAATAACCTACTACCGTTCTCATCTAACGCTTTTGTCATCAGAAGTCTTAAAGCAAATTCATTTGCATCATCAGATTTAGCTCCTTTTTGTGCTCTTTCTCTTTCTGCCATCGTTAAAGGTGATACCCACATCTCAAATACCGTTCCATCAGTTAATTCAACTTCCTTCTTTGTAGCTTCTAAATTTGCAGCTTTCTTTAAACGATCTATCGCTCTTAGTGGTGAGCGTGATGCTCTAGGACTTGATGTCATAGTAAAAATTTATATGCTAATAGTCTAGCGTAGTAAACAATAAAAAACCCTGCTAAAGAGCAGGGTTCTTGGAACATTCCGATTCCGTAACTATTATGAACGGCTAAAGTCGAATGTTGGAACGCCAGCAGGACGGAAGTTAACTGTTACTGCTTGTGCATCATCAGGAGTAACACCTAAAGAAGCAGAAGTTAATGTTGCGTCAAAGCTAATAAAGCGACTAAGAGTGTCACTTACAGTTCCACCACTAAATACACGGTCTGTATAAAGCTTAAATGCTGCACCAACTTGTTGACGCTGAAGAACATCTTCAATCATGCGGTTAGAAAGAGAAGCGTCTTCATTTGTCATGTAAGCAGTTGCACTACCTGAACCATCACCAAATCCAGCAATGTACTTTCTAAATGGAACGTACTGACCAGGATCACCACCAATTGTAGTTACATCAATTTCAGCTCTTTCAATCTCAAAAGACCACTCACTAACTTGACTAACTGATTCAAAAGCAGAATAAGCAACTTGGAACTAATTAGGAGCTGCTGCTGTTCCAACGTCAGTTAGGTTT